CCTTAGCCTGAACTACTTGGCTATCGGCAGCATTAGCTTCAGCCGTAACTTTTGGATGAGCCGCCGTACCGACGCCATAGGTCGTACCAGCCCCAGCCGAAGCATTGATAGCGCTTTTCAGGTTATCAAGTGAAACTGCCGCCGAAACCCCAATTAGGACCTCGTAAGGTGCGCCAGACGTGTTAGTCAAAGTGGTTCGCATGGTATAAGTAATACCCTCGATAACAATTCTTTCACCATCACTAAACACATCGGTCGTGGTAATCGTACCAGTTGCCTTAGTACCGGTCAGAGCCGTCCTAAACGTATAAGTAACTGAACCGATAGTAACTTTATCACCATCAGATTGAGCATTAGTGTCAGACGTCAATGTACCAGTTGCTAAAACACCATTAACGGTTGTAGCATTGTTTTGTAAATATTTTAAGTGAGCCTCTAGTTTAGAGTCATTGGCTATTGTTGAAGCGTCAAACCCTAGACTGTTAGCCCAGTTTACTAATGTATTGCGTTGCATATTGTTTCCTTTATTTTATTCCCCTTGGGCGATACTCGGACATAATGCTTTTCTCTCAAGGATTAATTTGGTGGGGGATAGGCTCCCCCTGGGCCACCACTCATTATGGAGCGGTTGTGCGGGTCAATTCAACTATAGCAGCTGTTCGTTCAGCACCAACACCATAAATAGTGTCAAGTACAGTTTCCCAAGCCAAGCTTTTAACCATATACTGCGATTGGAAGCGTGGAGCTTGCTGTTTCGCAATGTTAATAGCTGTCTTGTGGAAGAACAGGTTGCGTCCAGTCGTGTCGGTTGGGACGTTCTGTGAGAAGTAGATGTCCATGTCATAGACATTGGCTACTAGTCCATTAGAACCGTCAACGGCTTTGCCGGTCTTACCAGTCTGGTCGAAAGCGGTGTATTTGTTAATAGCCGTTAGGTCAGCCTTGGTGTAAGAACCAACTACGCCACGTCGTCGACTCATCGGAACTTTAGCGACGTCGAAAGTTGTCATGACTGAGATGACATCAGCGTCATCGACTGCAGCACCGCCAGCTACCGTAGTACCAGCGACACTGTAAAGAGCCAACAGGTCGGTATCGACTTGTTCAGCCAAAGCTTCACTCATTCTTTCCATGAAAGCGCTCTTTAGAGCGTACTTAGCTTGAACTTTAGCGATGTCTTCAATTTTAACACCAACGTAGTAGTGTTTGTCGATGCTAAGAGATACTGGTGCACCTTCTGGTGAGTCGAACGTTACGTCCGTTGAAGCATTTTTAGCACGAGCATTGACAGCTGCGGTAAATGGGATATGTAGAGTATCACCACCACCACTCATCAGACCACTTCGGTCTTGGACAAGTTTAGCAGCTTGTAGTTGAGCGTCGAATGGTTGCTGAATTTCGCGAGTCCAGATTTCAGGAACATATTGTGAAGTCTGAGCAATCGAAAGCGTTACATTCGAAGCAGTTGTTGGATTTGCCATTTTAATGTTTTCCTTTTAGACCACCACCAGTTAGTATCGTCTAATCAGGTATGGGTCTATTTTTTAGTATTTTTGTTTAGTTTGCCCAGATTACCAATAGAAGCGTATAACTCATCAATGGTCATCTTCTCCGGGGCTTGGTTTAGGTTCAATCGCTTAGCAGTGCTGCCGTCAGGGCGGAGACCAGCCGTGGCGGCCTGTTTGGCGATATTTTTAGTTGATTCTGCGACTTTGTGACTTGCCAGTTCATCGGCAAATTCCACTTCGCTCTCAACAAATTCAAGGTAACTAACATCCGAGTATTGGACCGATTCGGGTATGCCCCGTTCCGGGTCACCCGGATTGTAACCGACAAACCTTAGATACTTGCTGTTCATAGCGTCAGCTGCGGCTGGCTTAAAGTTCTCATCTTTCGGGTTTAAGAATTTGAAACGTTCCAAAACGGTGTTGTTCTCATATTTCAGGTCACGCTTCCATTCACGGACTTCGCTTTGTCTTAATCCTTCTAAATAAGCTTGGTCACTTCTCGCTTGCCTATCTGCCTCCAGTTTTTGTATAACTTCTGGGTCGGCTTCTAATGCTTGGCTATAATCAAGTGATTCAGTCGTCGGTTTAGTTTGTTTAGGTTCAGGTGCCTTTTTAGTTGGGTCACCATATTTGGCTAGTAACTGTTGGATACGGAGTTGTTCGCGCCTTGATGGTGGTTTCTCCTCCTCTTTCGGTTCTTCCTCTGGAGCCTCTTCAGCTGGAGCCTCTTCGGCCGGAGCTTCTTTAGGTTCCTCCTGTTCAACCTCTGGAGTTTCCTCAACCGGTGACTCAGGTTCTTCTGGTGGTGTGCCTTCGATTGCTTTAGCTAGTTCTTCGTCGGTCATATCACTAGGATTTACCATATTGCCTCTTTTCTCATCCCTCGATAACGGCGGGAGGCCCGTTTGTTTATTTCATACCTCGTAAAACTGCGGCAGGCCAGTTAGTTCTATAATACTATATGTCTAAAAATTGGCAAGCCCTTTAGGTCAGTTCCAACTAAAATAACATCGGTTGGTATAGTCTGAGCAATAGTTCCCATCGACGTCTCACCAACCAGCAGATTGCCTTCTAGGTGCCAAGAGTTAGGGATTAACTTTTTCATCATCAATGGAATATCGGCATCATTCCCGTGTGTCACGGTCGAAGGTGGTGGTAAGTCCCAATCGTTGAAGTCCTTAATGGTTTTATCATCGAGCATTCTTAACCGATTCCTCAACCGCTTCTTTGGCAGTTTCATATAAATTCATTAAAGCCTTGAACTCACCAATTACCCGGTTGGCCACTCGCCAATCTTCCGAGGTGGGTTGGACATCTAAGCCAACATCAGCGCCGTTAGGTAGGTAACTTTGGTAGAAACTAATCCTATCCTCGCAGTATTTCTTAACCCGCTTGAACTCTTTACTTTTAGAGTAGCGAGCTAGGTTCTTTTCGTCGGCCAGGTCGTTTTCATTTTCCTCGGCCATCGGTAAGTCGAAACCAGTAGTGTCACCGATTAGTATATTGTTTGGCATCTAAACCTCCTTATTGGTTTTGTGTTGGCGTGGTAGGTTTGGTCATCTTATGAATCACATCAGCGGCAGCGGCTATCTGTGGGTCAGTATAGACACCGGCTTCGCTGGCAATCGGGGTGGGTTGGTTCATCTTATTGGTTAAATCATTAGACGGTAATCCGGCATCTTCAAGCATGGTAGCAGCGGCGTCCGTCGCGCCAGAATCGATGACATCGCGGAAAGTAATACTCTCGTATGGTGGACGAGACTGAGCCTTTTGGGTCATCTCCTGCAGTTGTTGTTGCAGTTCTTGGACCTGAGTTTGGAGTTGTTGCTCGGCCGGAGATGGTCCCTGTTTAATCGTGCAGAACTCATCAGCGCCATTGATGTCGGACAGAACCCCAAAGGCTTCGGAAATCTTATCAGGATGGAACTCAATTCGTTGGTCGTCCTTGAATATATTTTGGAACTTACCCATATTGCCGATATATCTTTCCAAATTTTGCAGTTGTTTTTCCTTGTTAATCTTAGCGGTTGAGTTTTGCTCAATGTTGAAGCGGTACTCAACGCCCTTCAAGCTCTTCGGGTTAATTTTTAGAGTAGCGGCGGTTTGGGTCTGGTCGAGTTTAATCCTATTACCGAACAGTTCCAAAATGTCTGGTGACTGCTTGGCTATCATCTTGATGTCGTCATAGAACAGTTCGACTGGAATATCCTCGGTGCCGATATTAGCGACCATGGAGAAGAAACCATCGGTCAACTGCTCCATAGCTGTCTCTAAGTGGCGTCGTTCAGCCCCATCACGCGTCGCCTCAATGTTGGAGAACATTTCAATCGCGGCTGGGGTCTTACCCTGAGATGGGTTTAGCGTCTCAGCTCCAGGCATAGAAGCGTTCTGGGTACCGTACTGTGATAGAAGTGAACCGGTCAGATTGGACATCGCACCCTGGTAGGTCGATAGACCGGCCGTATTAGTCGGCATCGGTCGAATCGAGTTCGGGATGGTTTCCATCAGAACAGGGTTGGACTTGGTGACATCTAATGTATGTT